TATACTTTGTTCCCATAAATATTTTCTATTTCTGTCTTCTTCGCTACTTATTAATCTCATAGTTTGTTTGTTGTAATATAATTTTATTTTTTTATTTGTTATACCAGTTGGTCTATCTTTTATAATACTTATTTCTGAATCGTGTAATTCTTCTTGATTATTGTTTCTATTAACCCAATATAATCTATGGGTTAAATTTCCAAGATTTGATGAACCATATAGATCATAAGCAGAATTAGCATTTTTTCCATCAGGTTTTTTGGGATGGCATACGAGGTGTGTATATGTTTTGTATTTTACTGTAAATTTTAATAAATCTAATATAAACTTCTTTTGTGCTGCCCATTCATCGCTATAATCAGAAAAATCCACACACATCAAATTATCAAGTACAAAAACATCCACACCATACTTTTTAAACAAAAATTCCATTCTGTTTAATATAGCTTCTGGTTTTGTATTTAAATATGTATCATAAAAAAATATTTTATTCTTATAATAATTTTTAATATATTCTCTTGCTTCATTTGTAACTGTATAACCTTTTGGCATATTTTCTCCATTATCCCATTCTATTGTATGTTTTTCTCCAGCCCAAGGTTTAATAAGCCAATTTTTTAATTGTCCACCTTCTAATTCGCCACTAAAAACAAAAACTTTATGTCCATTTTCTACAGATTCAATAATTGCAGATTGAGTAACGACTACTGTTTTTCCTTGTCCTGTATATCCAGACCATATGTTTAAAGTACCTTCTATTTGCCCATAAATTAACTTATCAAGTTCATTAAATCCAGTTGGTATTTTATTTATATTTTGTATATCTACATCTTGACAATCCATAATATCAACAACATCTGGTATAGGCACTTCCTTTGCATTATTAATTAAATTTAATACTTCTTGCTTTCCACAGGCTATAAGAACATTATTAGCATCAGCTTTATTTATATCAACATTATATTGTTTATAAAATTCTTTAATCTTATCAATTACTACTTGATCTGGTTCAACTATTTTACATCTATGTTCACCTAATCGTACAATTACATTTTTCAAGGCAGTTTGTCCTGCTGTATCGTTGTCATACCATAATATTATAGTATCAAAATTGTCAAGCCATTCCCAATTAAATTCTATCCAGTTTAAATTTTCTGCACCATGCGGTATTGATACTACATTGGTAAAACCTGCTTCAATACAGGATAATCTATCTATATGTCCTTCTACTATTAATAATGGTTTAGTAATATCTATTTGATTAACACCATATAAAATAGGACATGTGCTTGCCTTTTTCTGCCACCACATTTTATTTTCGCCTTTTCTTACTGGTCTTGATGGTCTATATTTAACACAAAGCAATTTCCCATCTACATCTCTATGTTCAAATACTATATTACCATATACATCTTGTTTAATGCCTACAAAATCAAGTGTTTCTTTACTTATATGTCTTTTTGCTAAATATTCTTCTACATTAGCTCTGTCTGTGTTTGTTTCTTCTTTGGGATAAATATAATTCGCAAAATAATTACTATCTTTTATATTGCTCTTATTAATAAATTCAAAGTCATCTACAATAGTATTAGTTTCATTAAATAATTTTTGTACTGCTTCTTTAAATGATAAACCTTGACGCTGGTAATGGTCTAAAACCCCATAATTGATACCACATCCAAAACATTTGAAATGATTGTCTTTTTTATTCCATATAAACGATGGCGTATCTTCCTTATGAAATGGGCAACATCCTTTTAATGATTTACTATCCCATTTATCTATATGTAAATCTTCTGCAATAATATATGCTACTTTTTCTCCAAGTATTTGTTTCGCTTCTAATATCTTTTCTTTTAAGATAATATTAACCACCCCATTTATTATTGTTCATAAATATTTTCTGCTATGCAATACCCCCTATATTTTTTGATAAAAGAGAGAAGTTGTACTTCTCTCTTTTATTTTTAATAGTAAGAAAAATTCTTACTCAGAAAGGTAGATCGTCAAAATTATCATTACTTTCATTCTGCGAATTACTCAAATTCTCAAAGTCAAATATAATAACACTTACAAATGATTTCTTATCTTCCCCTTCTCCTGTAGTTGTATTGCTAATCTTACCACTTGTGATTTTAATTCTGTCTTTTGCAGATAATGCTAAAGCAGGTTCTTTTGCCTTGCCTACAAATATAACAAACCAATTTGAATTTATGTATTTGCCATCTTTGTCTTTTTCGCTGGTAGAAATTCTACCTTTTACATAATTGCCCTTATCTTCTACAGACCATACAGTTGCATAAGCATTATTAAATAGTATCATATCCTACCTCCAAAATTTTATTTTTTAGAATATCACTTATTCTGTGTTCTTCCCAATATGGGATTTCTAATAAATCAATATTATGTAATAAACAATAATCTTTTTTGATTTTATCTGTTTTTTGTGTAAATTCTAATTTTTCTTGTGCATCTTTTCTTCCTGTTAAGTGATAATGATAAAAACCCTGAAATTCAATCAAAAATAATAATTTATTATCTTTAAAAATAGCAAAATCAAATGGTAATGGTCTTATATTTCTACAATCTTTAAACGTAAATTGTCTTTTATAAGAAACATTTAAAGTATCTAATATTTCTGCAATTTTATTCTCACCATTAGAACGAAGACATCCGCAAGATTTTGTATTACCTGATACTAAACATCCAGCAGTAACAATTGTTTTATTACCACAATCACAACTACATAACCATCTAACTCGTTTACCTTTTTCATATGGTAGTTTTTCTAGTGCAATTAATTTACCAAATCTTTGTCCTGATAAATCCTTACTATAAATTTGCGATTTTATATTACCAGTTTCACAACCACAATTTGTACTTCTTCCTGATAATAATTCACTGCCCCGTACGTTTTTTCTTGTTTTATTATCACAAGAACACTCGCATAAATAATGACTTATTTTAATACCAGATTTAGTTACTCTTGTTTCTCCTATATCTATAACAGTCCATTTCCCAAATGTCATACCAACAAGTCTTGGATATTTCTTTCCTTTATTTTTAAGACCAAGATTTTTTGCCCACTCTTTCACGAGACATCCGCAAGACTTTACAGTTCCTCGTAATAATTCTGAGGATTTTTTTGAAACACCCTTAGTACCACAATCACAATCACAAAGCCAATAAACATAATTGCTTTTTTTAGATGTATCTATTTTGATTGCAGTAAGTCTTCCAAATTTCATTCCAGTAAGGTCTTTAAATCTTCTACCTATTTTATCACATCCCTAATATTGTTTATTAATTTTGTTTTTTTATTTTATTATTCATTAAAAATAATTCCATGTACTTTATATTTCTTTTCAAATTCTACTTTACCAATCGTTTCAGCCTCTTGGTGATGTATACGGCATAATTGTATTTTCCTCAATTTAGAATCATCATAAGTTTTTCTATCCACCCCCATACCCAACGCATCAAAATGATGTGTCTCACTTTTGGAACTCCCACATATAGTACATTTCTTGTATTTTAGACACAGAAAAACAAGCTCTTCACTATTTTCAATACGATTTAATGCATAATCTGATAGTTGAATATTATATTGCAAACAGAATTCCAATAGATAAGCAAGAAACTTTCTTGCTAAATCCATAGAACATTCTGGAATACAAGTTAAGTTTTCATTATGGCTGATGTTGAAGTTATCTATAAGCAATTGTTCTGCTTCTTTCTCAAAATAACCTAAGTGGTTAGCAATATCTTTTATAGTGAGATATATTCTTTTTTGTTGTTTAGCACTAATTCTTCTATTATCATCTAATTTTATACTACCTGCTTTAGTTTTGTATTTCATTATTTCATCTAAAATTTCTTTGTCTCGAATAAATACTTTTAGATAAACTCCATCATCAGCCTTTTTATATTGTTTTATCTCAAAAGGGTACATACTCCCCTACCCCAATAAATAGTGATAATCCATTATTTCAGCAGTTTTTACACTTCTACAATATTCACACTTACCACATGGTATAGGCTCTGCCTTGCCTTCCTTCAGTGCTATAATTCTTGGTAAATGTTCTTCTATATGCCACATTACAGCTTGCATATCACTTAAAAATCCATTGTATATAGCCTTATCACATGGTTGCTGTTTCGTTACTACAACTAAATATGGTTCTAAAAAATCTTCTCTACCAGTAGCAAGTTTCTCTATCATAGCATATACACACATTTGAAAATTATATTTATAATGTTCAATAAAACTTTCGTATACTTGTAATTCTTTATTCCAAAACTTATCATATAAGTTAGCCATTACTTTTAAATCAGAAAAGAAACCTGCTTCTGGATTATAATTGTCCATTTTAATTTTCCATGGTACACCGAACCAATCAGCAGTAAAAATAACTTGTTTTTGCCCTGTAAGATATGTACTAAGGTTTATATCATCTTGTATTGCTTTTATACATTTGTCAGCTATGCTAAATTTTGCAAGCAATACTTTTTCTTTACTTCTGCTATTGTATATTTCAGGATGTTCTTCTTTAAATTTATCCAGCGTACCTTCACACCACGCATCTACATAAGAACCGATAAGCATGGCGTCAGATGGTTGAGAAATATATTCTCCTTTTAATTGTGCCAATGCTTTTGCTTCGCAAGTAATAAAATTTTTGTATTGACTCACACTCAAGTAGTATTTGTCTGCCTCTAGAGAATAATAATTTTCTGCGGTTAAAAACATATATCAACCTCACTTTCTTCCCAACTATTTAATACTGCTTGAATGCGTGCTACTTTTATGGTTTTTGCACATGCTTCACAGAATACAAAATCATTTTCAGGTAAACGAAGATAATATATTTTGTTTGTTTGGGTTAATTTTTCATTACATCCATTACACCTTTTAGCTTTAAAAATTGGATTACTATGATTATCAAAATTATTTGTTGACATATTATCACTCCTTACTTGAAATATTCTTCTTTTTTGTTTTTGCCTGATTTTATATTGCTATATACAACACTCAACTTACTCAATTCAGCGTCATTAATACTATCTACTTTTTTACCGATGAATTTTTCTATTTGTTCTTTTGAC